TGATTTACATTAGCTAATCTTTTACTGGCATCAAATCCTAAGACATAAAGATTTAAAGCTAATGGATTTACTATTCTGTCGTCTGAATTTGCACCTGAATTACTATCTAATTGTGTGTCTTGAACAATGTAAGCTTTAGCTATATTTCCATACTTTGCTGGTAGAGCATAGACTCTTGTAATATAATCTTCTTTAGTTACAGCTCTTGCTTGTGCTTGAAAGTAAGACATAGCGTTATTTTTGACTTCTATAATACTCTCAGAACCTCTACCACCTGCCGCAGGATTTGGATTACTTACCGCTAAAGAAGCTCTTGTTGTAGCAGCTAATGCTGATGATAATCCTGTTTCATCTAATACTGCATTTGAAAATCTAACATTATTTAAGCTATTTGAACGAATGTTGTGGTCTACACCACCACCATATTTATATGTAATTGTTAATGTGGTATTAGACGGAGCTTGTCCGTATGCTTTAGTTGCTAAAAAGTTAGAAGGATCGAAAGCTGTGTTTAGATAAGTTGGTGAACCTGGTAAAGTAGAACCAACCTCATCTGGATTTGGAACTATCTCTTCATCAGGACTATCGGATGTACCAGCACCAAACCTTAATTCTGTTTTACCATCCTCTCTGATAAATGTAGTAAATCTTCTTGATGTCTTTAGAAGTTTTAGTAGATATGGAGCTTGGTCAGCGTAAGTGTAAAGTTGGTCGTCATTTCTAATAGTATTTTCCATATCTGAGAATACAGTATCTTGAGCTAAAAATGGAACCTCATACCAACTATTACCATCATCATCAACACAAGAAAGTACTTCTGTCACATCTGCATTCGCTAAACTTATTCTCGAATACTTTTCAGCTGAGTTAAACGTAAAAAACTCAGTAGCAATATCTCCACTACTAACCTTTACTGATTTTTTAAGCAAATGAGTCACGGGTGTTGCTCCAGAACTTTCGTAGATACTAGACTCTAAAGGGTCGTAAGAGCTAGAAAATTTAAAATTACAATCTTCTTGTGTTATAAATGTTATTCCAGTCTCAGATTCAATTTCCATTCCAGCTTTTACTAGTAAAGCATATCTTAAATCTGGTTTGTTTGATAAAGATGGTACTGTTTGAAATATATCTATTCTAGTTGAAGCAGCTGTAGCTTGTTTTGGTTTGTAACCAAGAGATTGAGCCATATTGTAAACTGTCTTCTTTTCTTCTGCAAAAGATAACAAACTTTCTTTAAACTGATTATCAATGTAGTAAGAAAGTACATCACCAACATAACTAGCCATTTCAATAAACATCATACCTGGTGATGATTCATTAAAATCATTAAACTGATTTGGAAAGTATATTTTTGTAAATTCAATCAGGTTATCTTTGAAAGATGAAAAATCTTTATTCAGATATCTTACTTCCTTTGCTGATTTATCTTTAGGTGGTGTGTACGGCATTATTTGTCTCCTAGTAAGTACTCAAATCAAAAGATAATTTTTCTTTTTCTGTTGTATCAATATTCATAGAAAATGACATAGAAACATTAATAATATTAGGATTTCTATCCGAAAATTTTGTTTCTATTTCTTCTATTATTATAAAGGGTAAAAATTTACTCATAGAGGAACGAATAGCTTCTTCTACTTTACTTTCTATGTCATCTCCTTCTTGCTCAAATATCACAGAGGTTAAATCAGAACCAAATTCTGGATTACCTAATCTTTCTCCTTTTTTGGTAAGTAAGAGATTTTTTATATTAGATTTAGCTTGTTCTAAAGATGTTTTAGTTTTATAAAAAAAACCAGTATTGTTGTAAGTTAATGGTAAACCAATACCTACATAAACATCTTCATTTTTATCGTTCTCTATTACACTCATTATAATTTACCATCCTTCTTCTTTAAAGCGTTCATTACACCTCTATAATCTTTTGTTAAGTCTTGCATCACATCCTGTACTGCTTTATTTGATGTATCAGCACCAGCTGCTTGTGCTGTCTGCATAGCTCCCATTTTTCTTTTCTCTTCTGCACTACCTAACGCTCCACCATAACCCATAGCCTCAGCCATTCTTGTACTATCAAAAGTTTTATTACCCATTGTTGGATACTCTTCGAACTCTTCTCCTTGAGCAGTTTCATTTAGTATCTTATTTAACGTTGGGTTTTTTGTATAACTTACTTCTTCGGGCTTAGTTTTTTTAGGAACAGGTAATACCTCAGGAACATCTTCTGTTCTCTGAGACATAGACTTTATTCCTTCGTTAATAAATATCTTATTAACCTCTTTTTGTACCTCTTGTTTAACCATTTCTCTGATTAAAGTAACCAGCTTACTTGTTTTAGCCATATTTAACTCCTATTTGTATATAAATATATTAACTTAGCATATTTGTTCTATCTTTACTCACATTGTCTTTTAATTCTCTTTCTGCTATAGCACCAGCTATTCTAGCAGCAGAATCATTTAAAAACTTTTTGTAGGTTACTACTATTGCTGGAGCAACCAATGCAACAGATTTTAAATCTCTTACTTCTAATTTTAAACCTGAAATTATAAATTCTAATGCTACACCAACAGCTGCAGCTCCATTTAAGCCTGGAGCAGCTGAACTTACTACACTAGCTTTTCTACTAATTTCTGTAGCTTTTTGAGTTTTCTCCAACGCTTTTCTGACTTTCTTTACAATTTCAACAGTCTTTTCAATATTACCTGCTACCACCTTTGCATCAGCTATAGCTTTAGTTGTTTTCTTTACATTTAATCCAGAGGGTTTTCCTCTTCTTAAATCTTTAACAATACAATCAACTTCAAATTCTAGCCTATCTATATTTTTGTCTATTTGTTCTTGAATGAACTTTCGTAGTTTATCAGCTGCTATTGCCATTTTTTACTCCCTATCTACCATCCGTTAGAAAAACAGTGTCACTAAAAATTTCATCTAAATTATTTGCTTTTAATTTTGCAAGCCTCTCTGCCATTTTCATAGCCGCATTATTTAAATCTGCAAATTCTGTAGCTGTTGAAGCTACTGCTGAAAAATCAGAAATTACACTCATTAGTTTTATAAATACATCCTTTACTTCTTTACCTTTAACTGCAGGATTAGTGGCATCAGCTTCACCTAAATTTATAACACCTGCTTCACCAGCTTCCAATGTTACAGAATAATTGGAAGCTATAGCAACATTTCTATTTGCAATTATGTGCACATCACCATTTTTTCCTTTAGCATTAAAAATCAAACAATCAGAATTTAATATAATAGTATTTTTATCTATCGCACTTTTCCATTTTTCAGGCCACCAAGAAGATTCAGCCGCGGGGATAAGTACATCATTTTTTTCGTTAATTAAACCTGATGATAATAATATAGTAGATCCATCTAAGTTTATGTTAGATATATGAGGAAAGTAATCGTCAGCATATTTTCTTTTATCATTATGTTGTAAATTACTTATTCTTACAGTGGGAAATCTGTAATCTTCATTACTACTAAATTTTATTCCATGACCAAACCTACCATTTATATTTAAATCTCCTTTTTTAGAAGCTAGTGTTCTATTGTATTGAGTTACTCCTGGTTTTACATCACCATCTATTTTCCCAACCGCACTTGTGTTCATGTTCACATGATTGTGTAAATTTAATGGTGCGTAGTAGTAAAACTTATCACCATATTTAGCAACATTTACCACCTCTCCTACTACAGGATATGCTGATATATGAGATGATAAAGGTTTTATAAAACCTGGTATTTCGTCACCATCACTTTGACTTTCTAAAAATCTAGCTTTTATTGTACCATATAAAGAGTAATCAGGAATTTTATCACCATTAGATGTTGATATTCTCGGCAAAGATTCTGGACTAAGGTAAACACGATTTACAACTGCTGGTTCTATCTCGTAAAATTCTGACAATTGGTCTACATTATCTTGTATAGCAGCGTATACATCTTCATAAGTAGCAAACCCTGTTCTGTCTGAAATTCTATCAAAAATAAAATCACTTTTACGATATGACATTAATTTTCTACCCTTTTAATGTCATCTGTTATTTCGTCTGAATGACTTTGTAAGTCTGTAGCAGCATCTTCTATCGCTCCCATAAGTTGTTCTTTTTCAGCTTCAGATAAACCAAACTCTTCTTCAGAACCACCTTTACTTTCAGCGGCTATTATACGCTGTACGATAGCAGCTACCTTTACTAATTGGTCATCGTTTTTAACGTTGATTTCTAAATATTCTTTTAACATGGGGATAATCTGTACAGCAGTATCACCATCTTTTATAAAACCAACAACCTCTTTCATAAGAACTTCTAATTGAGTCTTATTTGTTTTTGTATTTTCGTAAATATCTTGAAATAAACCCGACAAGGATTTA